GGTGTGATATCTGCCATATGCTTGCCCCTTTTCTCCATGGCCCGATTAAATCACTCAGAACCAACTGCGTCAAGAATCAGGAAGTAGGTTGGCAGGGCGGTGGGATTAGCCGCCTTTTCGGGAGCTACCCTAGCCAACTACTATTTTAGCGGTTTTCTTCCCTGTTCGGTAGCGACATCACTTGATTGGCCAGCTTGTCAATAAAGTGGTTGGTGATGTTGTTCGCATCGCATATGGCCGAATAGTCCTCCCACTCGGCCCATAGCGCCTCTTTCTCTTCGGTGCTGGCACACCCTAAATCATCGATATACCTGTGTGCCTTGTGCAAAATATCAGAGCGCATCTGCGAGCACTGCGCGGTGAGGACGGTGTCAATTCGCTCGTCCTGCTGGTCGAGCCTTGTGACCACGTGCTCTCGCCACTCGGCCTCTGCCTCACGCTTGGCGTCTGTCTTGGCCTGTCCCTCGTCCATGCGCTGGTTCAGCTTGCGCTGGCCCAACGCCACGAGGGTCTGGCCTATCAGCAGCAGCAGCGGAAATACCAGTGCGGTGTATACTGTGTCCATTCTGTCATTCCCGTCTTATTCAATCCCCAGCTCGGCCAGCTGCTCCGCCGTGAGCATCGCCCTCATGCGCTCCACGAGTGTCTGCTCGCTCTCGGCCTCGGCGTACTCGGGCAGCTGCTGCACCATCTGCTCGGCCTGCTCGAAGTCGATGCCCAGCGCGAGCGGGAACACGTGCTCGCTGATTAGAGGGGTCTCGTCACCGACGCTGTGCTCGACCATGATGTGAGTCTTGGCCTCCTTCGTGTGCATGATGTAAGCGACCCTGTGTTCCGTGACGGTGATTCCGTTGATGGTGATTTCTCTGGTAAACAACGCTCCCCCTTACCTCGTGTACGGGTAGACAGCGAGACCGTACCACTGTCTGCCTGTACTTGTCGCGATCGTAGACAAATAGTGCGTCTGCATCAGCCCCGCGCTAGTAATCCTGACTCGCATCGTAAGGGCCTCGTTCGTCGCTGGCCGCAGCACGAAGATGAAGTTGCTGCCATTCGCGTGCGGCAGGCCAGAGCAGATTGTCGCGTCGTTCATCGCTGGCGCGGTGGTGCCGAACTTGACGTCTTGGACTCGCACTACAGCGATGTTGCCGAATGTCATGTACTGGACAGACCCATCTGTGGCGATTGACGCCCTCGTGGCGTAATGCCACCCGTCGGAGATGTTGCCGTTCAGGTTTATCTTGCCCCTCGACGTGAGGTTTATCTCGTTGCCGTAGACGCAGGTCTTGCCCGTCTGCTGGTTGTACGTGCCGTTGCCGATGTGGATGATGTCACCAATCCACGCTATGATGTTGTGCCAGTCGGTGGGGTCTGCGGCGCTCGTGGACTCGATGCGACCGTCGTTCGGGAGGCGGATGCCGCCGAGCGACGAGCTGGCCACGAGTCCGACCACCGTGGCGAGCGGCCCCTGCCTGAGCACCACGCACCTCATGCCTGCCCGAGCGCCGACGCATCCCGTGGTGGCGCACACGCCGCGAAGCGTGGTGCCGTCGACGGTGACGTCGAGCGTGCCGTCCGTGTTGACGGCGGCGACGGTGGCATAGCGCACGTGTGGTGCATCGGACGGGTGGACGGCCAACGTCTCACCTAAGCCGTTTCCCAACTGTCGCGCGATGTCCTCGATTGCCACTAGAACCCCCTCTCGAACCGTCTGAGCTCGCTCTTGGTGAGGCACCCAGCACCTAGCGCGAGACTCTGCGTACGTACCGCGAAAGAGCCTGAGATGCCCTGAGAGGGCCATTCGCAACCAACCACGGTGCCGCATGTGACGTCTGGCCTGAACACGTGCTGCAGGTTGACCCTGTGAATTACGCTCTGCTGCGTCTTGAGCAACTCCTCTGCCTTGGCGTCGGCCTGCGCCTGAGTGGCTCCGTCTTGGTACTCATACCTCTTTACCTTGCGCCTGCCAGTGCTCACCGTGGAGTACGGCGACCTCGGGTCGTCGTCGTACGCCACGCCCCGCGTCTCCTCGTCCTGCGTCGAGTACACCACGATGACGACGTTGCAGACGCCCGACTTGTCCCGCTCCTCCGTGGCCTCCGTGAGGAACCTTGCGTCTGGCCCTTCGGAGAACACATACTCTGGGGATGCAGACGACGGGTCTCGGTACCTCTGCATCAGCACTCGACCGAACGGGTCTGTCCTTGCCGACGAAAACCCCGCGAGTCCGAGCAGCTTGTTGATGACGCCGAGCTTGTCGGTCGGCTCGTCGGCTCCTCCTCCCATGCCCACGACCCAATCGCTCGACAGCTGCCAGTCCGACTCGTCTGCCACTACCTCAAGGCCAGCTCCAATCGCTATCGCCCTAGCCTCCTCGACGGCGTACGAGCCAGCGGGTATGGTGACTGGCCTCTCGAACTCGTCCTCGGCAAGCTCCGTGAGCCTGCCGTCAAGCTCAAGCTCGGACTCGGACGTCGCGCCGTGGATGTCCTTAGACGGGACGTTCGGAAGGAAGGTGCCTATGGCCTCGGTCATGGTCGAGCCGTCCCTGAGGACCGCATCATGATAGAGCCTGACGAGGTCGCGCCCGACGTCGACCGTCCCGACCACGCTGAGCTTGCCGCTCTCGTATGTGGCAGTGTCTATGTTTCTGTTGATGGAGCCGCCATTCACCACGTTGGGTATCGCCGACACCTCGTAGCCAGTCTCCCTGTCGACCCTCATGAGCCTGTATGACGACGTGTAGCTCCTGTCCCAGCTCATTCTCCGACCTCCACGAACCTAAGCTCCTCGGCTGAGCACGACACGTCGATGACTGGACTCCTCTTGCCCTGAGTGACCTGCCACTTGCAGTAGACGTACCACCTGTGGCCCATGGGGTCTCGCGCCCAGCACGTCTGGTACTGCCTCGCCACCCTCCTGAGCCTCTCGTGCAGGTCACCGTCCCTGTATCCCCTCAGAAGCCTGAAGCTCCACGACAAGGTTACGTCCATCTCGAACGAGCCATAGAACATCGGGAGGCCGTTCGACGTGCCGTCTGCGAAGTGGTACGTCTCGCCCTCGTGGCTGATGGACTCGCTCTGCTCCGCGTTGCTCTCAAGCAGAATCGTCTCTGCGGCGCCGTGGCCGAACGTGAACGCCCAAGCATCGCCCTCGTGAAGCGCCACGAACTCGCCTGCTGTCTCGACTCCAGACTCGGCCACGGCAACCACGCGATAGGTGAACTCGACGCCCAGCGGCGGAAGCGGGTCGAGGGCCTGCTGCGACGAGCTGAGGCCGTCCGCCACGAGCCACTCGGTGCCGTCTGGCAATATTCTCACGACGTAGAAGCTGGTGGGGTGCGGAAGCTCTCCAGTCTCGTCCTCTCCCTCTCCCACCGTCACAGAGCACACGAGCGAGTCCTCGTCCCACTCGATGTCGGCGGTCGGCTCCGCAGGTCCGAGGTAGTCGATTGCGAAGGAACGGGATGCGGTGGCCTGCAAGGTCGAACCAGCCGATACGTTGAGCGTGACGGAATAGCTCTGGCCGTTCGTCAGGAAATAGGTGGAGCGGTCGAGCTGGAAGCTGGTGGCAGAACCGTCGAGCTGCCAGCTGCGGAGCTGCCTGCCGTCCCCGTCGAAGAGCCTGAGCACCTGCGACGAGATGCCCGTGGCGTCAACTGCGCTCCAAGCGATGGTGACGGGCAGCCGCCTCTCCACGGCCCCATCGGTCGACGGCGCGGTGATGGTGGCCGATGGCGGGACGTAGGCCGTGAAGGCCACGACGTCAGACCACGCGCCCCATGCGGCATAGAGGCCGTAGGTGCGCACGCGGACGGAGACCGACTGCGCCGTCTCGGCGTAGCTCGACAGGTCTACGGAGGTGGTGTCCCCCGTGATGGCGATGGTCGTGGTCGAACCGCCAGCTGTGACCTCGACCTGCGCCTGAGATTGTGCGGTACCGTCTGGGTGGTTCGGCGTCCACGCCAGCGTCACGGTGGTGTCGGTGGCGATTGCCGCCGCTGGTCGCTGCGTGATGGTGGGGGCGAGCGGTGGGCAGAGCGTGACGATTTCAGCGCTGTACGCCCAGTCGCTGTAGAGCGTGCCGATTACGGCCCTCGCACGATACTGGCAGGTGCCAGCGGGCGGGGTCGTGTCGGTGTACGTGCCGCCTGCGCCAGCGACGGTGCCGACCTGCGTCCACGTCTCGCCGCCGTCTGCCGTGACCTCCACGACGTGGGACTCTGCCCAAGGCGCTCCGCTCGTGACCTCGACGGCCACGCTGCCAGCACTCGGCACCGATGCCACGACCGAGGACGGTGCCGCGGGCGTGGTATAGACGTATCCGCTGTAGGCCCAGCTGCCCCATCCAGCGGGGTTATACGGGCGCACGGCAAAGCGGTACCTGTGGTTGCTTGTCGCGCCGTTCCACGTGTAATTGGTCGTGGACGCGCCCAGCGAGCTGGTCAACTCGACCCAGTTGCCATCGTCGGTCTGGGCGTTGACACCCAGCTTCGTGTACTCGCGCGGCACAGCGCTGTTGTTCGTCCACGTGGCCTTGAGCTGCGTGTCGGACGAGCGGGTGAGCGCGAGGTTGGTCACGGCATTGGGGACGGTGTAGGAGCGCTCCCAGACGGCATAGAGCGTCACGGCCGCATTCGCGGTGTAGGTCGCGCCAGATGCGTAGGCCACGCCGCCGCCAGAGCTGGTTGCCCATCCCTTGAAGGTATAGTTGGTGCGCGTGGGCTTCGTGGTCGAGAGGGTTAGGTTCTCCCCGTACCACTTCGTCTGCCCAGACGGTGCGCCGCTGCCGCCGTTCGCGTTGTAGCTCACGGCATAGGACGTCTTGGCAGAGACCGTGACGTTCACGGAGCCAGTCGACGTGTCGCCGCTGTAGAGGCCCGCGATGCCCTTGACCTGAGCCTTGCAGTTGATGCTCTGCGAGCTATGCGTCTTGTTGATGGTGTAGGTGGTGGTCTTGAGCGTCTTGGTAGACCGCGTCGAGATGCTGGTCGCGCTGCTCCATGCGTAGGACGAGCCATTGCACGACGTGCCGCCTTGGATGTTGTTCCCCGACGTGGTGCCGTACTCGGTCTCCACGATGCACTTGACCGTGATGACTGCGGAGGCGGCATTGTTGGTCGTTACACTTGCGTCGACCTTGGCCCGCCAGTCGTCTCCTCCTACCCAGCCGCCGTATGCAGTTGCCATTATGCCCTCCCCATTCCGTGGGACTGCTCGACGGCCTCGACGAGCACGCCGAGCGCCGCCGTGATCCTGTCGTTCACGCCCAACGCGTCCCCGTCGATGTAGACATTGTAGACGACCGACTGTCCGCCCGCGCCTACCGCGCCCGCCGCCGTTACCGACGGGGCCGCGACGTTGAAAGCGTCGCTCATTTCGCCAGCCATTGACTTGACGTATGGCTTTACCTTGCCCTCGAAGCTCGTGCTCAGGCCCTTTTGCAAGCCGTACATAAGGGCTTCGCCGTTGTCTATCAGCACGGTCTTGTCATAGTCGAGCGGTCCCTTCAAACTCCTGATTGTTGCGGCAACGCCACTGACCCATTTCTTGACATTATTGAACGCGCTGACCATGCCGCTTTTCAGGCCGTTGATTATGGAGCGGCCAGCGCTGCTGAGCAGGGAGCCGACACTACCTAGCGCGTTCTTGATGCGCGTCGGTATTCCAGACACCCACCCTCTGACGCTGCCCCATGCGCCAGTGAGTCCGCTCTTTAGGCCACTTATGATGTCGCGGCCCTTTTGTGCCAGCGTGCCAGCAACGCTGCCTATTGAAGAGCGAACCCTAGACGGGATTCCAGCGAGCCAAGCGCGGAGGTTGCCCCACCTGTTCACCACTCCGTTCTTGATGCCGTCTATTATGTCGCGGCCCTTCTGCTGCATCGCAGACGCTAGGTTGCCAATGGCGCTCTTGATGTTGCTGGGAAGCTTCTTGACGTAGCCAATCAGGTCACCAATCTTTTTGCTTGCCCCATCCTTGAGATTCTGGAGCGCCGCACACGCCCTGTCGGGAAGGCTCTGGAACCACTCGACGACCGCGTTTATCGCGTTGCCGACATTCTCGGGCAATTGTTGGAACCACTCGATTGCAGCCTGTATCGCCTCGCCCGCCGCCGTGCCGAACATGAGCAACAACGCGATAACTTCTCCGATGATGGCGATTGCGTACCCGATGGCGGGCGCGATTACGTCGGTGAACAGCGCCGCGAGCATCGGCCCCCACACCTCGACGAACGGTCCTATAGCCGCGCTGATCCTGTCGAACGCGAGTCCGATTGCCTCCAACGGCCCCTGCATCGTCGTCTGCAACCGCGAGAACATCTCCCCGATGCCCGCCGACAGGTCGATGTTCGTCCCGAACGCCTCGTTGAACCTCGCCGATATGTCGTCGAGTATCGGGCCTATGAACTGCCCGAACACGACTGGTATCTCGTTCACGACCCGACCGATCACGTCGGGAAGTGCCGCCATGATCCGTCCTGCGATTATGCCCAACCGCGGGACGACGTTCGACGCGACCGTCTCAATCGACGCTATCAGCTGGTCGGTCAGGCCCGAGAGGTCCGCGTCCTCGTCGGCCAACCCCGTGAGCCAATTCTCCCACGCCGCCTTGGCCATGTTGACGCTGCCCTCGATGGTGCCGGCGGCCTCCTTGGCCGTGGTCCCGGCGATGCCCTGCTTCTCCTGGACAAGCTCGATGGCCGTGACGATGTCCGAGAACGAGTCGATGGACAGGTCTGCCGCCTGACCGTTCGCCGCTGCGTACGCGTTGGCATCGTCGATGAGGCGCTGCATCTCCTCCTTGGTGCCGCCGTAGCCCAATTTGAGGTTGTCCAACATCGTGTAGTTCTGCTTTGCGAAGCCCTGGAACGCGTTCTGCACGTCCTCGGCGTTCGAGCCGAAGACGTTCACGTTGTCGCTCATGGCGCGCATGGCGACGTCGGCCATGTCGGCGGCCCTGGCGGTGTCCCCGCCGAGGGAGTTGATGAGCGCGGCGGAGAAGCTGGTGGCCTGCTCCATGTACTGGTTGGCGCTCATTCCGCTGGTCTGGTAGGCCTGCGCCGCGTACTGCTGCAGCTTCCCAGAGGCGTCGCCGAATAGCTTGTCCACGCCGCCGACCATCTGCTCGTAGCTCGCGTAGCTGTCCACTGCGGCCTTGCCGATTGCGACGGCACCAGCGCCAGCAGCCACCGTCGCTCCCGCGATTGCCGTGCCGACAACCTTCGCGGCCTGTCCCAGCTTGCCAGTGATTCCGCTCGCTATGCCGCCGATTTTGGAGGACGCCTGGTCATCGACGCCTATCTTCACCATGAGGTCTAACAGGTTCATGGTTCCTCCGTGCCTAATAGCCCTGCCACGTGGTCTATTATCGCATCTACATCGATTTCCTGTCTAGGTTGCAGAAGCTCGTCCAGGCTGCGCGGGATGTACCTTCCCTGCGGTATGTTCTGTAGGCTCTCGAACACCAGCGACTGATACGCCCTGTCCCTGACTCTCTGCCTGCGCCTCGCCATGCAGAACATCACGAAGGCATGAAAGCGGCTCGGCCCCCGATACTCTCCGAGGTCGAGCCACAAATCGCCTTCTAGGTTGTCGGCTAGGATAAAAAAGCCAGCAGGTCCTCGTCTGTCAGAATCTCATAGACGCCCTGAATCAGCTTGGGCATCGTGATGGACTCTCGGTACTCGTCTGGGTCCACGCCCTCGATGGCAGACAGGATTGCCACTAGGTCATCCTTGTGCGTGCGCATGAGCTTTGGCACGGCACGCTTTACCTTGCCGAGCGCAAAGTCCTTCGCGCTTGTTCCATCAGGCCGAGCTTCGGAGCGGTCGAACAGGCTCGCCGCGTCCTCGTCCTGAGCGATGTTGCAGGCAGGCTCGATTATGTCGGCAATCACGTCGAAGACGCGCTCGCCCTTGATTTCTGACAGGCGCATGGACCCTCCTACTGCTCGTCGGTGCCAGTCTTGATGTAGACCTCGAACGGCAGGACGTCGATGTTCGTGAGGTCGTAGTGGCCCGTGAACTCGAAGGCGAAGTCACCCTTGCCGTCATCGTTCGACTGAATCTGGAAGCCACCAGTGCTCAACGCGTCCTTGAGCAGAATAGCCATGAACCCGCCTTTGGTCGCGCCAGTCTTGTCGCTGTAGTCACCGACCCACCAGAGGTCGAAGAAGTCCCCGTCCTCAAGCGTGCCGCGCGGGGTAATCTTGTCGCCTTCAACGTCGGCAGCGGCCATGAGGGCCTTTGCAACCGCCGTGTCAGCGGTCTTGAAGGTTCCGCTCATGACGGGGTTGACGCTCTGCAAGCGCTTGAGCTGCTTGGTGTTGGGCGGCACGTTGTCAATATCCTCGCCAAAGTCAACGTACTTGGGTTTGGTTTCGAAGGACACGCCGCCAGACGTGGCTCCGAAAATCTTGGTCTTGTCCAGCGTGGGGCTGGTCGGGTCGAACTCGGTCAGGAGCACGCCAGCGTTGAGCTGCAACTTGGCGAATGCGTCTGGAGCAACCTGAGTGAACTTCATGCCTGCCTCCTATACGGTCAGGTACTCGATGTTAATGTTTACGTAGCGGCGCTTGACCTTCTCGTCCTCGCCCTCGACGGTCATGGCCTGCGCCCACGGTGAACCCTTCTTGACCCAGAGCATCCCGCCGTCACAGGGGAGCGTGACGCCTCCCATGCCTATCGCCTGCGAAATCTCGCGCACCTTGGCATTTGGCAGCGCCTCTGAGTCGGTCCGATACCAGACGTTGACTGGAATGTTGACCTCGGGTTGTCCCCACTCGCCCAGCACAAGGTCGTAGGTGAGGTACGGGAACGTTGCTTGGTCTGGCACCGAGGAGGCAGCGTAGGCGGGGATGCCGAAGCTGCTGAGGAACGTGTAGACGGCTGCCTCTGGCGTCATGTCAGCTGCCACCTTTCGGCGCTCACGTGCTGCACCTGCATCGTCGCGGAGTCTGGCGTCTCTTCGTCCCCGCCCTGCGACGTGACTCGGTACACCTGCCCGTCACTGGCCCTGAAGACGTCGTGGAAGTCTAGCGTGGTGCCCTTTTCGGTCCAGACCGTGAAGGTGGATGCCATGCCCTCCGACTCCGCGACGCGGGCCTCGATGGTGCTGGCATGGGTGATTGCAGCCTCGAAGGTCATGCCGTCCACCCAGCTGGTGGTCCAGCCGCCCTCGCCGTCAGGAACGCGGGTCTTCTCAAGAAGCACGCACGTCTCTGCACGCTCCCCCATGATTCCAGGCATAGCCATCAGGCGTACCTCCAAAC